CATTTCACTTTTCCAAAATTGATCTAACATATGTATCAACTTCAACTACCTCTATAAATAAATGTAAATCTTTTATAAAACATTTTCTGAAAATAAAAGTAAAGTTCAAATTAAATTCTAGGTAGTACTAATCTCTCTTGAGAGCTCCGCTATGATTGCATCTCGCTCTTGTTGGTAACCTTCAATTATTTCTTTCAAATTATCTCTTTTGTTACGTATATGTTTATTGTATTCTAATTTATACCATTTGTAAATAGAATTTATATCACAATTTGTATTTTCCTTTATAGCATCTTCAGTGTACTCACGAAGTGAATCGAGACGCATATCAATAGCAAAAGTGTGGATTGCATCAGTCTTCATTTGGGGTGATAACCTTTTCCGAAAACAAAGATTATCCAGTAATTTTGTCAATCTTTCAATTTCTATAACATGTGTATGTAAATTCATTTCAAGTTCTCTGTAACGATCAGAATGTTGAAATATATAATTGTTATCATCGTTATCTTCTGAATGTATATAGTTGTGAACCTCTTTGATAGAGTTACACATCTCTAGATAAACACCCTCAGACAAATTATCTGAGTTAGCATCTATCAGTTGCATAAGGCGAGTTAAATTTTCCATATTTAGACATGACTTTCATGAGAGGTTGTGTATGACTTAGGTTTTTTACACCGTATTCTGTCCCATTTATAAAAAGATACAACAGGTGTGGTTGTGGCTCATATAAAAACAACTTTTCATTATTCATCAAGGAATCGACATCAATCCATGCAACACGAAGAACTACATTCAGTTCACCACATGTTATATTTGGGTATTTTACCATTGTATACTCGTATCTATTTTGAACGACTTCCATAAATTGAAGTAAAACATCTATGTAATCATCTTGAAGATTGGACTCCACATCCAACATGATCTCTTTATAGACCTCTTCGCACTTTTCTCGGTGCCATTGCTTTTTTAATTTTAATAAACCCTTGAAACACATTGACCCACGACACATAGGACATGTTGAAGTCCCTTTATTATACCATGATTTTGTACATGAATAACACAAAGAATGACCACATGTGAAATTACAAAGTGTTTTACTTTCGTAACATACCGGACACTCCATGTACCCCACAAGTTTTAGTGTTTTTACACTGTACCCCCTTAATTGTTGTAAAGGGGCAACGCTTCAATTGTTCGTTCTCAATGCGTAGGAGTTCGTTCTCCGCGATGAGGGCGAGGTATTCCATATATTTTCATTAAAATTCTAATTACTTAGGTAGTTCTAGTTTATTTTGTCGACCCACTCGTTAATCCTATCCATTTCTTAGTACCCTTGGCCCATTTAGTGATCTTACCGAGAGACCAAGTACTATCGATGTCATTATTTACACGCATTTTCTTCAAACGATACCGACTCTTTCCACTGGTAGGTGGTAGCTGAATGTACCCACGCCGTATCTGTAAACGTTTACCACCTGGTCCCATGGTCTCGAGAATATATGGGAAATATTGTGTGAAATACTTCCATTGAATCGTTTTACGACTACGTTTTGGGACGTATTTGTAGATTACACCCCAAATAAATCGTTTTATATACTCAAGGCGTTCACGGGGATCCTGTGGTCCGACGTGCGCTAAACCGAGATCAGCCATCATGGCGTGGAACGATTCCATATAACAGAAATGATGTTGCGACATCTCGTCATACTGGGAAAGTATAAAAGCTTCTTCCATGCTTTTTTTAGGTACACCACCACGACCACCTGCGTAGTTCGTATTCTTAAATTCGTTAAACGACTGAGATACAAAACCACCTGTAGGTTGGGGGTTCAAATTATCACCACTAGCATTCTTGATGCGCCCTACACAACCGAAAATAGAACCGGTCGTGGTTTTGTATTTCTTTCCGAGGAAGTGTTTAAGAGGTTCTTCAAAATCTGAATCACTATCCTTCATAGAGTCGAAAATTCGCGCAACCTTCTTATCATGGTCGAGGCGAGCCATACCATAATGACCCGATTCATCGGGGAAAGAGTGTTCCATCAATATATAATCAACACCGGAACGAGTCGTAAGACGTGGAAGTTTCGTTTTTGCCATGGTACTCGTCTCACGAAACATAAACTTGAACTTCTTTCCAGACTCTTTCTGTATATCTTTGGCGATTTGTTCAAAGACCCCCTTTTTATGAAGGTAGTACTTGGCAATCTCAGATGCATCTTCGATAGCGAGAAGATTCTTAGCCTTACTGTTCGTAGTAATCCTAGATTCAATGTAATCATTGGTGTCTATCTCGGCATTTTCACCTTTGATATTCAAAAGTTTATTACGATTTACCTTGTTCTTCAGTAACTTGATGGGAATGAGACTCATCTTAATATAAATTTATATTTTTTTTTCGTTCACTTAGGTTTATTTTAAATCTACTCTATTATCTATAACCTTAATTGGTCTTTTTAGAAGAACTATACACATTGTAATCGTAATCATTACAAAATTTAAGAAAGATAGTGCGACAAGTTCGCTCGTATTATCTTCACATGCACGCTTTACATTGAAATAATTCATACAAAGGGAGATTCCAGATGTTAGGGAGTGTAAAATCAAATCTTTCCACATTATTTATTAAAATATCTAAAACTCTATACTGTTTCACTCACCATACTATGGAAATGTTCGCAAAAGTTGCGAAGTTTGGGTAAAAATTCATTGTTCCATTTAATGTCATCCTTTTCAATGAGGTACCCCTTCCTTACAACGTCAAATTGTTCGATCAAACGACAGAATTGAACGTCTTTTAACATCTGAAGGTAAGTTTGACACTGAACGTTCTCGTAGTCCCGCACCCGGTTGAAGAGTTTATTCGTTCGATTCTTGATTTCCACCAATGTTCTTGACCCATCCTCATTGTTCTGGATACGATCAACGCGTCCAACAACCTTATATACAGTACCCTCTATCTCAGCAATTGTCAATTCGTAAAATGTATCATCTCGGACGAGCTTCGCATGATCTGCATCCGCAGTTTTATCCTCATTCCGAGTACCATGTTGCGTAAAAAGAGTCTTACGAACATGATCTTTAGCCAAAACCACATCTTTAGGCTTCAAACCGGAAAATTCCAGTTGATGATACAGAGCACGAACCTTCTGATTTACATCGGTACTGCTATCAGACTCAAACTGTTCTGCATCTTTCAAGATTTTCGTCGTCGATTCCGTAGAGTTCAAGATATCGATGGCAATCTCATCTATAGTCTGACCCTCAAATGTAGTTGGGACATACTTCTTCCACAACTGTTCCACGAGTTCAGGTTGTTTCTTGAATCCAATCCCGATAGCTGAAGCAACTGAGGAAGCACCAATGATAATTTCAGGTACACCGATCGGTTTCAAGGTCCGTGTGTGTCCGATGAGGTAAGGATACACCTTTCCACATGCAATGCAGTCAGCGAGGGAGTTGTGTGCGTTCTCGAAATCTTCACCAAAGATCTCATTGTAGAGAACACCAAGGCGAATAGGCTTGAGAAAACGCTCCCTGTAAAGTTGGAGAGTGCATCGAAAAACCAAATCATTCAAGAGTTTTAAGTTGATACCATTTCGAATCATCTCAGAACGAAGAACACCGACATCAAAGGATGCGTTATGAGCCACCATCGTCTTCGTACGAGAACCAATGAACTTTACGAAATCCAAAAAGACTTCAGTAAATGGTTTACCTTCACGTTTCGCCCGTTCCTGTGTAATACCATGAACATCGATGGATTGTTGGCTTATCGTGAAATCCGTGGGAGTGATTATCGCATCGAAAGTGTCAAGAAGACGTCCTCGGTGTGAAAAACGTGCAGCAGATAGTGAAACTGCGCGACATGTATCATAACTCTTGACCGTTTCTTCAGTTACTTCAACATTTCTCTTACCTTGAGGAAGACCCGATGTCTCAAAATCAAATGCGATATATTGCATACACGCCATAGTTGAAATATGCTTAAAACTTTATACCACTTAGGTAACTAAGTACGATGTGTTTGCCTTGGACTCTATTCAGACGAAAACGAAATCCGGTGAATTTTCTGAAATTTTACGAATGTTCTTGTGACTTATGTGGTAAAAACTTTAGAAACATGGAAGAACTTGTAGTACATATGGGGTATCATAAAATAGATGATCTTAATCAAAGACTATTAAATGGTTACGGAACTGTGAGATGTAATAAATGTTGGAAATCGTTTGAGACAGTCGCAGGTATGTACGAACACTCGTGTGTTGAGAGTCCAGTTATTGGGGGTCTTTCGCCAGTGACGAGTTCCGGTAGTCTTTCTTCTGTTGTGGTTCATGAGTAAATTTACAACCCCCTATACATTTACATTCACCGAATAGTGCATAAAATTGTGCTTTAGTAGGTGTATAACACCACAAAGGTAAGTTAATATCTTTGTACATAAACCTAATCATTCTATTTTTGTACACACTCATATTATTATGTTGATATAATATATATCTAGAAATGGAGGCAATGGCAAAGACGAAGAATATGACTGAACTCACGAACGTCTGGATGGAACTTGTCAACAAATACAAACATGATGTAAATAAGACTGAAAATACGATGAAGCTGTATATAAAACAAAAGAACTATTTAACAAAGGGAACGAAACAATTGACCAATACGACTAACATAACCCAATTAACTCGTGTTTCCTCTAAACTTTTGAATAAATACAAGAATGATTTAAGTAAAACCGCAAAGATTATGAGTACTTTCAAAAAACATAAGGCCTATTTGAAAAAAGGTGAGGTTACATTTGAGGTTTTTAAGTTCTCACCCGACAATGTTAACACCCTGAAATATGCGGAAACGTTGACAACCAAGCGCGGTCAGAGTATTGCGAATTACGTACGTAATAAAACTACTACGAAAAATGAACAAACGTATGGGGAAATATTTATTAATATGAAAATTGTAGCTACAAAACCTTTCACTATGTTGGGGGAAAAGGTGAAAGGACTTGTACCAATAGAAGCCGGGGGTAATCTAAAAGAGACGCATGAGAATGCAAAGTTTATTCAAA